AGCTTTGTATTGGTACATCAAAACGCCTTTTCATTAATCAAATTAGACCGAGTTGCGGGTTGCGGTTCCCTAGTAGGCGCAACGCGCAACTCTGCTGCTGCTTTAATTTGTTTATTAAATTTATAATCATAATGAGAAACAAGATCTGAATAATCCTTCTTCATAAATTCCTGCCAAGAAAGTGTTCCCATAAAGCTCATAATTTGCTCAAGTTCTCTTACAGATAAGTGGTTTAATTATACGCAATCCTAACTCTGGACATACGATTACTGCTACCCTTTCGTTTTTCATCGGTATAATAAATCAGATTTTTTTCTTGAAGTCCCTTAAATCGGGCCGTTACTGTTGAATAAGAAACATACCCGTAGATTTTTGCTACATCTTGCAATACATCATCTTGTATACAACCAAGGTCTCCATAATTCTTTATGATCTCAAGAACCCTCTTCTCCCATCTAGCGGTATCAACTTTTTGCGCTGCATCCTTAGATGTCTGCGGATCTACCTTCCTTACCAGCTTATAAAAATCAGTGCCAAAAATAGTTATTTGCTCCATCCTCTACTCCTAAAGCGGTTCTTTCATCATTCAGAAACCTTAGATTTTTTACTTCGTTCCTCAAACGCTCGTTCAGCTTTCCATGAATCATATGTAGGATGACTTGGAGCAGGATCAGGCATATCGCTTAAATCCATCGTTAAAAATTCTTTTAACGAATAGCACGCAATCGCAATAGGTTTTTTATTATTCATCATTCAGAAACCTCTAATGTTCCCTGTAACCCTGCATCTGTAACACCATTAACCGACCATATGTGCAAATACAGTTCCGTTGAGCCAAAATTAGTTGGCACATCAAAAGAAAAGCTGGTTCCAGTTGGAATAGCGTCCTTTTCATTAGAATAACTACCACAACTACTTGCTACCTTCATATCCCATACACACCCAGCAGGACTGGTTATCGCACCAAAAATAGATATTTTAGAGCCAAGCGTAGTGTATGTCTTGGTTTCAGACCATTCACCACTAGAATCGAGGGTAAAGTTAATATTTTCACTTTCAGAAAGAAGTGAATCGGGCAGTTCATTGTCCCATGCTTTGGGATAAGGATGTCTTTCGGGTTGATGAGGTCTATCCATCTAAAATATCCTTTATATGTACATTAAATGAAACTGATAAAGGAATATAACAGAAAGAATCAATTTAGGGAAAAAACGACAGAATGGCTCTCAGACAAAAAGTTTAAAAAACTGAGTGTCAGTTTTGGGGAAAGTAGCAGCTAGGATAAAGAGCTGGCAACTTACATGTTTCTGACGTAACACCATTCTGCCGTAGGTACTTAAAAATAATCTCTGACCTCAAAGCTCCCAAGATTCTATATAGGCCCACTACCTCCTAGAAACTTATAAATCATTCACACAATCTAATTAACGGCCTGCTTTTTGAGCTGCCATGCCACTGAGGTCAAAGATTAAAATATTCTCTTCTGCTTCCTGTTAGAACGCTGATATCAGCTATAGCTACTATTCGATTTTATTTTTTTCTTTAAAAAAAAATAAAGCTGATTTTAACTTTTAACTGATATCAGATCTCTTCCAGAGAGGATTATACTGCGAACAGTATTGTAAAGTAGATACCTTTGCAAGCGTAATTTACGCGAATTGCTTAGAAAATAATAAAAATATTTTTTTACCACTAGGATTCCTGCCTCTTTTTCTGAGAAAAAAAGGGCTGATACAGGATGTAACACTATGGTTGATATATGAAATATTAGACTTTTACTAAAAAATGCTAATTATTTGAGTGGAACTCTAATACCTATCATACCAAGACACGCCTCACCCCACAGGGGGGTGGGGGTTAACTTATTGATTTCTATACGGTTTTGCTGTTTTCAATAACAGTGAGGTTTTCTAATCAGAGCTGCTGTTTATAGTCCAAGTGGGGAATCGAGATCAAATAGTAAGCATCCCTTTAACCACGAATCAGTGACTTACAGGCGATATCTCGATAATTACAAAGTGGGGAACTTCGCGCGCAGATTATTGTTCTTTGTAATCAGCTACTTAACTTGTAATTTAACATAATAACTATTACGCGCACTGTAGAATATAGCTCGTTTTAAAGAGCAAAGTGGGGAATCAAGGTTATTTAGCTACTGCCGGCTTTAGTCTGCTTTAATGCACTTGACCATTAGAAGTGGGTTCAGGTGAATCTTCATCAAGACCCTCTGAGTCGCTCTCTGCAACGCTTTCAAGCTGTACCCCTAGCGCCAATAGCTTGTTTTCTAAGTCACTTCTAATAGCATCAGAGCTGCGATTGTCTTCTTGAGTCAGATGAATATCATTACGCATCAAGCCACTGACTTGAGCTAAAATCTGTATAGCTTTCAAGCGGTTAGAGCCAAAATCGTCATCATCAACAGCAGTTCGGAGCCTGTTCAGGCAAAGTTCAGAGGCCGAGAGCGCCTTAACCTGCATCCCACGCTCCCTAGCCGCCACCAGAGCCTCAACCCTTGCCCTAACATTGTCTTTAGCCATCAATCGGCTTGCAGCCTCGACTTGCGTCTTCTTTGACGCACTCTCGCCCACGTTATAAGCAATACGATAAGCCTCTGCCTGACTTTTCCCGCTTGCGAGTTCTCTGCAAAACAGAGCCTGCTTCGTTGTTAGATCTGATGTTTTAGCCATAGCGACAATGGTATCTCTATAACTTCATGATTCAACCATGATTTAACCATATTAAATAGTTCTTACATAGTGTTGTATTGTAGTGTTGTTACTGTATACTTCGTTTGTGGTTAATAAAAAATAAATAGAGGAGAAGAAAATGAGAAGAATGACTGTACTGGAGCGCATCACGGCACGATTAGAAGAAACAGCCACCCCTTGCAAGCTGTATAAAAGCGAAGCAACGGCAGAGCGAGTAGGCGAAAAAGTAGCGCTGATGGCTGCTAATCACTTTCAATCAAATCATCCAATGAACTTTGTTGTTGTTCATGTTCCAAGCATTGACAAGTACGCAGTGGCTTTTGACATAAATGAGCTAGTAAATAGGTCAGATTGTAATGGCGGGTATCTTGGAGTTTGTGGACACCACTTCACATATTAATATCAAATATGGGGCGGCATAGCACGCCGCCCCTACTTGTTAAATTACAAAAGGAGGCGGAGCGATGAAAACAATGAAACAGTTAAATAAGTATCTGGCGAAAGCCAGTGACAACCGCTTAGAGATTTATCAAGGCGATGGTTACTTCTACTATTTTCAGACAGACGAAGAATACGCCAAGCACCCGATGAAAGACGTTCCTCAGAGTGAAGGGCTTTGTTACATCAATCAAGGTACTGCGGAGTTCTGGAAAAGGATGCTGGACGAAGCTGTTAAAGAGTATTCGCAATGAGTACGCCAGCACCAAGGTCAGCATTCAAGACTGACGAAGAATACTACCGCGCATTTTGGGTTATGTCGGAGTTGGGTGTAGATATAAATGACCATATATTTTTCAAAGACTTTTTTTCTAATGGACTTTGCCCTCAAACAGAAAAAGAACAATCACACTGGTTTGATTTGCCAGAGCGAGTAACAGTCTACCGAGGGTTTTGCAAATTGAAAGGACACTCTGACGGAATGTCTTGGACTCCTAATAAAGAATTAGCCCAATGGTTTGCATCAAGATTACCCCGAAACGGGCAACCAACCCTTGCAACTGCCGAAGTTCCACGCGACAAAATAAAGCTGGTCTTTTTAGACCGAGAACCTGAATACATTATTTTAAGCGTTGGTCAAGATGTTACTGAAACACCGCTAGTTACAACATAAATTAAAGAGGAGAAAGAAAATGAGTACGAGAGCAACTTACCGATTTATACCTGCTGACCGAAGATTCAAGCCAGCAATCACCCTCTACGTCCACCATGACGGATACCCTGAAGGCGCAGCTAATTATCTTCAGGGAGCGTTTTATGTTGAAGAATTTATCCGCAAAAATTCTCGCGCTGAGATAACTCTTAACCATGAGGTGCATGGAGACACTGAATATCGCTACGACATAATTAACGCCGATTCACGAGTAGGCAGGACAATCAACGCCTACAAGCGCGAAGGCTACGGCAATGATGCTGCATGGGTACAGTTTTTTGACGGCTTTATTAACCAATTTATTGAACAAAACTTAAAGGTGACAGCATGAGAATGAAAAATTTATTTATGTTCGGAACGGCAGTAATACTGTTTATTATTGCCAGCAACATGTCTTATCAAGATGCCGTGGACTCTCACAATTTGTATTGTGTACAGGTGTTTGGTGATAATCCGATCTACCCCGACTATAATAATCTCGGCATTGATGCCTGTAGGAGAGCCTTAAAATGACAAATAAAAACGAAACCACGATCATATGGGAAGATGACTCAGACTCTTGGGAGGCACAGCGCATGTTGGAACAACGCCAGCAGGTTGAAACTCTTGGTCGAAAAGCAGGTCGATTCAGTGAACTGAACAGTAAAATTTTAGAAGAACTTGAAAAAATAAATGTTCTTCTTGATTTTATCGACAGAGATCTCGAAAGAATTGAACGTGAGGATCTTCAAAGAATTAAGCGTAAGGGTAAAAAGACTGTTGTTTGGGAGGATTTTGTTAGAAAGGGAAAGCAATGATGAGCGTAGTGATGAAGGAAGAAAATCATGTGAATGTCGGTGGATTGGTTGTCTGTAAAAAGTTGCTTGCTGATAAATCGTATGGCTACCGATGGTTGAGAGAAGATTTTATATGCCAATCTAACTTGATGTTTAAATTTTCAAGGTGGATAAAAGAAAACATCTTCTTCATCCAGCAATGGACTCCAGTGGATAAGGATGAGTTCAACCTCATCTGCGATCTTATGGCTGAGGTCGATGACGATGGTTGTTAGTCGATTTTCCAATTGAAGTCTTCTTCCTCAAGATCGCTGAATCGACCTGAGCCGACATGATATTGCATTTTTTGTTGACCTCTTTTTGCAATCCAATGAAAACGACTTTTCCAAACATGCACGATTGGCTGGTTGTCATCGCCCTCCAAGAATAAACTGATCCCTACGTCAGTCTTGCTGTTCCAAGCGTGGCTTCCAGCAATTGCATTGCCATCTAAGGGTTTAGATTTTTGGTCATACGGTTGTTTCGTTGGATGAGCAACAAACCATGTGCTAAGTGACATAGCTGCGCTAAAACTTGTGATCCGTGACAGCATTTCGCTGATCCCAAGATGCTCTGACTCATGTTTACTCTCTAAACAATTGTAGGGGTCAATGACAAGACCACTGACCGATTTTCTTAAAATTGCACTCTTCGTTCTGTCAATAATGCTTTGCAGAGTCGCTACCTCACCATCTCGATTCTCCAAAAAAACGAAATGTTCATCAATCCACTTTATCGCATCACTTAGCTCATCTTTTGACATTCTATCGGTTGGCCCTTCAAAAAAGGGCTTTCCAGTGTAAAGAGAAGCCAACTTTAAGACATGTATTTTTACGGGGTTCTCCATCGAGCAGATAGCCCATCTCATATCGTGAAGTTTCGCTGTTTGCACCATGACAGCATCTATCCATGCTGATTTGCCATGACCGGGCATTCCAGTCACCGTATATAAACCTGGTGCTACCGTAATTAAATCGTCAAGCGACTTAAAACCAGTTGACAGCCCCTTGCCAGTGCCTCCTGCCTCATAAAGCTCATCAACTTGGTCGCTGTAGTCGTTGGCGCTGTACACCCCAGACAGCGGCATAGCGGTCGCAGTTCCAATGATATTTCGGAGCGATTCTTTCCCCTCAGCGCACAACACTGCATTGGCATCCTTCAGCTCAACGCTAAATGTCACCTCATAACACTTGCCCAGTCCAACCCGTCTGGCTATTTCTTGCTTCAAAATATCACCGGGAGCATCTCGGTCAGTCGCTAAAATAATCTTCTCACATGACTCTAATAATTCTTTTGATTCCCACAAATAATTGAACTTAACCGCATCATCGTTCCTGACAAATTTAGACGGCGCTCCATTTGGCACACTCACAACCGCCACCTTAATATCGGAGTCAATAAAGGCTTCCGCAATTGATAGGCAATCAATTTCTCCTTCACAAATTACAAGCGGCGTATCACTCATGTCTTCAGGTAAATTTTCAAGCCCGTAAAACGTCTGTGCCGCACCACTCTGCGTGAACGCCTTATCCTTAATCGAGCGCCATTTAACGGCGCTAGGCTCCTTTGGATCGCCATAAACAAAGCCCACAGCCAATTGCTCGCCATCATTCTTTGAGAACCACCGAATATCGGTTGTAACATTGTATTTGCTATAGATAGATTCGGAGATATTTCGATTGGTCATGAAATCTCTTAATTCTCTGTCATTTGTGGCTGAGGGAAGCTCGATGACGTTTACTTGGCCAGGCACTGTCTTTAAAAATTCATCCAAGGGGTCAGAAACTGGTCGTTTAAAAGGCTCCTTACTTATCTTTCCGCTGACATCGCAATGAAAGCAGTGATATATCTTGTCAAGCCCATCAATGGTGATAGAGAGTGTTTTTTCTTTTGATTTTTTTCTATCAGAGGAACAGGCGGGGCAGGATATTCTTGCGTCTTGAAAGCAATTCATCACCGCTAATTCAATGTCATCAATCATTTGTTATCTCCTCGCTGGTGGTTTTATTAAAAAATTTGGTTATAATCTGCCTAATTAGCCGTTTTAACGAACGGCTAATCAGTCGGTTCCTCGCTGACTTCCATAGCCCCCAACTTCCACTTCGGTGGTCGCTGGGGGTTTTTTATTTCAATTTCAGTCACTCGGATTTCTGCCCGTGGATTTTTTTTGTCCAGCCCCCAATATAGAATTTGTCGTTTCACTTGTCTATCGTTTTTATAAATATACCCTTCCATGCAATCTAAAATTAAACTTGGATCTAAGTCAGGACGGCGGCTTGCATAAAAAATAACAATTTCAACCTCCAAATCACCCTCAAGCAGCTCTTTTAACCGAGGGCATTGTGCCTGAAAGTCAGTCACATAGCGCCTTGCGGGGTCGCTCTTTATAAATCTCGGTTTGCCGCCAATTGTCACAAGCCTGCGTGAATTGGCCTTGCTGTAGGGTTGACCCTCAATTTTCAATGAAATAATTCGTGCTTTACAAGACAACTGTTCTACCATTATACTTACCACCTTTCAACATTTAACAGAAAACGCAATGGGGTCATCATGACTAAATCAATTTTACATAAAATAGATAAAAACGTGCCTTTGCCTAAGTCATTGAGTGAGCGCGTCAGTCTCGGAGCAATTCCTCTAAAAGACATGAAAGTTGGTGACAGCATTGTCTTCACAGCTATCACCAAGAGAGAGTTGTTGAAAAAAATTAGAAGTGTTCGCATGAGATGCACGAGGTTCGCAAAAAAACACCCGCATTACAAGTTTCGCGTTGCTTTGGAGGATGGAAAAAACAACAAGGAGCAAATTAGAGTTTGGCGAGTCAGTCGTGCAAATTAAAAACGATTTAGACCTTTTAGAACCTATTTATCGGGCTTTAGCGCATGACAGTTATACCTCTGGTGGCGCTGATATCACGCCGACAAGCTGGATTGACAGCCCTCGAATCGCTGAACTGATGAAAGCTCACCGAGATGAGGTGCAGGAATCTGTGTCGGACAGAGCTTTTAGCGCACTTGGGACTGGATTTCACAACATCATGGAAGCCGCTATGGGAGATGATGCTATTAGCGAAGAGCGTGTTTTTTGGAAACACTCAAGTGGCCTTAAAACAAGCGGCGCTATCGACCTACAGATCATCAATAAAAATGGAACAACAACACTGGTTGATTATAAGGTCACTGGCGTGTACAGCATTATCTTCAACAGAAAAAATGGTGGTGTAAAGCCAGAATGGGAGCGCCAGCTTAATTCTTACCGATATCTTCTGCAATCAGCAAAAGAAACAGAGGTCTCGAAGTTATACATTCTTGTTATGTTGCGAGATTGGAAGTCTGCGGAGGCAAACAAGCCAGATTACCCCGCTGCGCCGATCATGCAAATTCCTGTGCCACTTTGGTCGTGGCAGGAGACTCAAGATTACGTTGACCAGCGCATTGCTATTCATCAACAAGCCGCCTACGCCTCTCTCATTGGCGAGGAATTGCCTTTTTGTACCCCAAGCGAAATGTGGGAGCGCCCTGAGAAGTTTGCTGTGATGAAATCCGCAACGCACAAACGCGCCAGTAGGCTGCTCGACTCGATGGACGAGGCTATAGCTTGGGCTGCTGAACCTAACAATGGCATGGATTCTAAACATCTGATTGAACATCGTCTTGGCAAACGGGTGCGGTGTGAAGACTGGTGCAAGGTTTCGTCATTTTGCAGCCAACACAAAGAATATATGGGAGAACAAGAGTGACAATTTTTAATTTAGATACAGCAATCAGCATCGAGTTTCATGGCCAAGATGAGATTGAACGCAAAATGCTTGGGCTTTGGGCTGATGAAAGGTTTAAGGCCGTCAACTTAGGCATGAAGTTGGTAGGTGAGAATGTGCAGATCACGATGAACAACTATTTTGTGACCGCTATAAGTTTCCGCATATTTGAACAGCTTTCAGTCAAAGAATTAGCAGAGATCATTATTAGAGAAGCAAAAAAAACACTCAACCAATAAGGAGAAAAAAGTGAGCGAGGAATTAACTTACCAAAAAATATGGCAAACGCTCAGTAGTGTGGACTGCAACGAGCATACTGAAAAGAAGGGCAACTTGACTTATTTAAGTTGGGCTTGGGCTTGGGGAATCTTGATGGAGCATTATCCTATGGCTACGTTCGCCTTTGGCGATAACGAAATACACACAGATGGAAGCATGACGGTTCATTGCACTGTTACGATTGGCGAATGCAGCCGAGCTATGTGGTTGCCTGTCATGGACTATAAAAACCAAGCCATAAAATCAGCCAATGCCAGAGACATCTCGGACAACAAGATGCGCTGCTTGACAAAGGCTTTGGCTCTTTTTGGCTGCGGTCATTATTTATATGCCGGCGAGGATATTCCGACAGCAACAAAGGTTGAGGCTAAACAAAAACCTGTGCCTGTACCTGCCCCGATACCAAAAAAATTATCAACGCTGGAGATACGCATGCAACAACAAAAATCGTTAGTAGCCACAGCCACAAAAGAAAATATTGATGAGGTCATGGATTTTATCTTCCACACCATCATTAATTTTTCTCTCCCCCCAGAGGGTGCTGATATTGGGCCAAGTGACCCAAAAACAGTCGCTGGATGGGTGGACAAATTTACCAGTAGCAGCGGTAATAAAAGAACTTTGATAGAGCTTTACAACGCAGGTTTTAAAGACGAAATCAAAGGTCTCAACACTAAGTTGGAAAAAATTCGCGCTCTTGAAATAGAGCAACTTAGACAACATTTGAATTATAAACAGGAGAAAAGCAATGGATAATTATCCAAAATCGAAGCAAGGCGGGTTATGGAGAAATGAAAATTCTACCGACATCAACAAGCAGCCTCCCTATCGAGGGCATCTAGTGGTGACCAAAGATATGTTAAAAACACTGGTAGTTCTCATGCAGAACGGTGCCTATGATCAATCAGGTCAATCGCCTGATTTGGGGCCACGCATAAAATTATCAGCATGGTTAAACACGGCAAAAGAATCTGGAGATAAATATTTCGGCATACAGGCTGATGTTTGGTATCCAGATCAATATGATCATCTGTTTGATGGCAGTGAAGAAGAAGCTGAGTCTCCTGTTGCAACCCCTAGTCCCACTTCACCAGCAGTGGTGGAAGACGATGACTTCCCGTTTTAAATCGAAAACAACACGCCTTGATGAAATGCGCGAACAGGTTTCAGTCTTTCATTCTGAGCATCCTGAAATCTGGAGCTTGTTCGTGCGGTTTACGGTGGATAGGATCAACAAGGGCTTTGCCAACTACTCAGCGAAAGCCATTTTTGAGCGAATACGATGGGAGGTAGATTCTGTCGGTGCTGACGGGAAACTTGAGTTCAAACTCAACAATAACTGGCCTAGCTTCTATGCGAGAAGGTTTATGAAAATGTACCCAGAATGCCGAGGCTTCTTCAGAACACGCCAGCAGACCAGTGAGGACAGCTACCCATCTCAGATGTCACCCTTAACACCGAGAGATTATCAATAAGGATAGCCCATGAACGATTATCCAGAAAAAGATCTAAATCCTCCCGAGTATTGGACATGCGAGGAGTGCGGCAGTCATTTCTATCTGGGTTTAAATCAAGAGCCAGAAGAAGACGCTTCTGTTCTCTGTTTTCAGTGCGGGGCTTTCGATGGGTGATTATACCCCAGTGATTGACAAAGACATCCCTCTGCCTGCTGCTAGGTTTCAAGAGGGACACCCATTTTCTATTCTCAGAAAATTAAAGCCTAACGAAAGCGTGTTTTTTCGTGGCGTTGTTGCAGGCAGCAATGCCTATAAAGTTTTATCAAACAGAATGGCGTATCTCAAAAACACACAAGGATTTATGCTTACTGCCAGATCCGTTATTGAAAATGGTGATCGTGGAGTGCGAGTTTGGAGAAGGGTTTAATGGAACTTGGTGCGCCTGTGTGATTGAAAAAGACCTTTTTATGTCCTCTCTCAGCATACCGAAATTTCCGCTTTCTCGTTGCAGCGAAAAAGAAGCGATGCGGGATTATATCGAATTAACAAACATGAATTGCTTAGAGTTGATTGAAAAACAACCTTGGAAAAGCCGCAGCGAATTACCTGAAGAAGCAATTTTTAATTATGTGATTAAAAAAAATAATATCGGAAACAAAAGCTCTAATTTTTTTCATTGGCAAGCAAGAGTAAGTTGCGATAGCAATACAGCACCAAGCCCAATCAGGGCTTGGTATGATGAAAAACTAAGAAAGAACATAGAAAGCTCTGTTTATTACAAGCAAAGTCATTCCTCTGCATTAACAATGAGGGGTTATGTTCCTAGTCAATTTAGGCCAAGTGCGGCTAAAGCTGTTTATCAGTTATTTAATGCAAAAAAAATATACGATCCTTGTGGTGGATGGGGCGATAGATTGTGTGGCGCACTTGCAAGTAACAGTATTTTTTATTATTGCCGAGATGTGAACCCAATGGTTTTTTCTGGTTATTCGCTACAACAAAAAAATTATGCCAGCGGCGTACAAACAGCGTTTGAATATAAGGGTAGTGAAGTAGATTGCCCCAAAGAAGGATATTTCGATCTAGTTTTTACTAGCCCCCCTTACTGGAAAGTAGAAAAATATCAAGGCTCTAAACAATCATATCTGTTATACAAAAAGTTCGATTCTTGGATGCAGTCTTTTTTATTACCTATGATGACTAATGCTTGGCTTTCATTACAAGATGGAGGAACCATGATCATGAATATTTCAGATTGTTACGCGAATCACACCGATAACAAAATTTGTGAACCACTTATAGATTATGCGATTTCAAACTTACCAGATTGTTACTTGATGGGAATTATAGGTTATGAAATCAGTAAGAGAAAAAAGAACGGCGTAAATGCAGAGCCTATGATCGTTTTTCGGAAGGGAAATCCCGCTTCTTTTGCAGAGTTATTGCCAGAATCAAAACAAACAGAATTAGACATATAATGAATTTCAAAGGTCAACTTTTTAGAATTTTCTTTCACTTAAATTTATTTCTTATATAAAACAAAAAAGGAGAACAAATGTTAATAAATGACGAACATGCTGACCGCTTGGGTATTGCACTGCAACGAGAAGGCATCATCAAAGGCCGACACGGTGTTTTTAAAACCAGTCGGGGCAAGTGTACTTTGCGAGAATTAGC